ATCAATCTCACGATAGCCTTCTGTGTTGGTAATGGTAGTAAAACCAGAAGCATCTACGTCATCGTTGAGGTCATCGGTATAGTTAAGTGCCGATACGTTGTTGCCTCGGGCAGTACCGTTAATCTTGAATTCTGAGTAAGTTTGGCCTTTAGTCTTACTGGCTGGCTTAGTAGTAAAGTCAACGCGAGTAAACGTAACAATACGACGGCCATCAATGTCTGCGCCAGCAGTCTTAACTTTCAGCATAAACCGGTGCGAAATACCGTTTGCTACATCACGGTTCAAGCCTTTCTCAGTTTCACCGTTAGGGATGCTGTTCCAGAAATCGTTAGTCAACAAAGCACCGTCTTGGATGATCTGTAAATCCATACCTTCGCCAGCAATGACTACAAGACCGTCAAAGATTTCATTGCCGCCCAACTGCTCAATAGAGCCATCAAATAGATGCTCACTAGCGGTTTGGTCAATGTTGTAACCGTTGATAAGTACAACGTAGTTATCGGTCTTACGATCCGAAGGTGTATCAGTCGTAATATCCACTAAATCGTCTGCTGTAGCTGCTACCGCATCATCTGCAATGTCAGAAAGCCATCGGTGAAACTCAATTACGGAATAATACCCAGCACCAGCAGCGCCGTGGGCAGAACCCGTATATGTAATGTTGCCATTAGCGGCAACTGCAAAATCGTCGGCAATAGCCATATTTTACTGCTCCTTTAAATTGTCATTCCGCGTTCAATTACCAAGCCCGAGACAGTCGATCCATTAAACGCACTGTAAAAGCGATCAGAGTAAGGATTACTGCCAATAAGGCGATATAAGGTGTTGTTAACATACTGATAGCGATAAACGTCACCACTAGCAATAGATTGTTCAAATACTGGCTCAACTGCGTAATTAGATACATAGTCTATCCATTTTAAACCGGCTGGCGTTTCAGTAGTAGACCCGCCGCCACTATAATATTGGTTAGTTTGCTTAAAAGTTATCCACTGACCATAACGGTTAGGTGCTATCTCAAAAGCTACTTTTCCGTTCTCGATTTTATGGCGTGGGATATGTCCAGCTTTACCTTCTTTACCGGTTTTGCCGGTCTTACCCGTTGCGCCTTTTTCGCCCTTGTCGCCTTTTTGCCCTTTTGGGCCTGCCTTACCTTCTTTTCCCTGCACGCCTTGATTGCCAGACGTACCTTTATCGCCTTTTGACCCCTTTGGGCCTTGTTTCCCTTGCGGCCCTGCTGGGCCACTTTCGCCGGTTCGCCCCTGTATTCCCTCTGGGCCTTGTAGCCCTTGTGGGCCTTCTGGGCCTCTATCGCCGCGCTCGGGCAACGGTATAGACTTAATTAGCTCTATATCACGCTGTATAGTCTCAGTATTGCCCCTTAAACGATCCTCTACAGCCTTTAATCGTTCTAGGAATATCGCAAGTAGTTGATTAGTCTTCACTTAGAAAAGCCCGTTTTAAGCTTTCTTGTAAGACCTCGTTTAATCCTCTATCTGCTTCATCTTTTTCGTTATTATCAACAGGCTTTGGGTTGCCATAAGGCTCAAGCGCATAATCAACGCCAAACTGCTTCATTAAATCTTTGTCGCGGTCAATCTGAGCCAAAAGTTCTTCAACGTCTTTGCCATACTGACTTGCAACGTCTTGTAAGCTCAACACACCGTTTTGCAATCCAAGAATCGCCGCCGCCATCTCTTTCTGCGGATCAACCCAAGACCAAGCTTTACCTCGGAATTGTGCCGCTTCGGCAAACTTATCAAACGCAGCAACCGGTATGCCAAACGAGTCAACTTCCATAGCTGAACGTAACCAGCTTTCAAACACTGGCCGGATAAAGTGATCTAGCATAAAGCATTGCAAGTTACGGTAATAATCCCGTTCTTCTAGCGCACCTTGTCGAATGCTAGAGTACGAAGTCGCCTCTAAGTCGTTGGCAAGCGAGGTATAGGATACGCCCATACCAGAAGCGATACTTTTCAATATAGCTTTATGGAAGTCGGCAAACTCATTGCTTGGAAATGCAGGATCGAACTTTTCCAGACCTACGCCTTGCGGCAACTGGTGAAATGTGCCTGGTTCTGCATCCATGATAGGCACATTGTTCTCTATATCATCAGGAACAAACCCATCACCAGCCGGTGAAGTAAAAAAGCCCATCTTTGACGCGCCAATACGCGCATTAATGACAGCAGCTTCGCTAAAACCAGACAAATGCTTAATGGCATTGATCGAAGGCGCTAACCAAGGCTCACCGCGAGTTTGACCCGCACGCAACTGTATAAATACGTGTAAAACCCTGTCTGCTGTTATCCGAATATGTTGCTTATTAGGCTTATTAGCCCAATCATAATCACCAGGATGATAAGTGATGAAGTGATAGGCGACTGGTCTGCGAAACTTGTCCATTTCCACGCCCATTCGTATTTCATTGCCATTAGCCAATCGCTCGTTTTTCTCATCGTCAAGCTGATCCGCTTCCAGAAACTCCAAAGAAAATGTGTCATGGAAGTTATTACCTCTGTGTTTTATTGCAATAATTTCGCCATCACGCGCCAAACTTTCAATTGCCATCTTTTGAACGTCAATCCACGTCATTTTGCCATCAACAGATGCATTACCTAGCTTTCCCCACACCTTAAATGCGCTTTCTACGCGGGAATTGCCATCAACATCAAGTTGGTCGCCAGCAGAAGACCTAGCTTTGACCTGCAACGTAAAACCGCGATCACCAACCACATTGGCTTTCAATAGCTCAAAATAACGCTTCACATACTCATTATTTCGGGCCAAATCACGCGATCTAGCACGTAAACTGCGTAATGCGGGCCTTAATTCACTATCCGCAGACCGTTCAGACCCAACAAAGTCATTTAGTAGTCTATTCTGCCCTGCGGCACTGTAATAACGCTTCTGAGTCTTTACAGGCTCAACTTTGCGCTTAAATAAGTCTGAGAAAGCCATTAAAAGCGTACCTTTATAGTTGACTTGCCTTGTCTGCCAGCAGCAACGTCATCTGCATTCTGCTCTCTGACTAACTCGGCTCGGTAATAGTCCCGCGCTTGCACTAACTCCATAAACCCAAGCTTCTTTAACGACCTACCGCCTACTTCATATTCGGCTACATCACTATCGGCCTTGCCGCTGAGTAGTGATTCAATCTTTGCAAGCATGATTGCGGAGTGACTTCTAGCGTCAAGACCAGAAGTGTCAAGATCAGTAACAATTTGTATGCGGCCACGATCAACAACAACTCGCGCACTGTCACTATCTCTGACAATTTCGATTTGCCAGCGATAATCTTCGGGCAAAATAGTTGCAGTTTGCACGCTTGTCGCTGTAAACAAGTAAAAACCATCTTCTTTAGTCGATCCAATTTCAAATTCGTTTACGTTATCGTTTGCACCCCTAGCAACCAACGTTGCAGTGTAATCTGCTGTCGGGTAATCTTTTGCTATATCAGAACGTTTAAACGTAACGTAGTCACCAGTAACAAAGGATTCGGGTTGCCCTTCTGGTGCATCAGTAAATATATTTGCCATCAACGCCATCCATTTATAAAGTTGTTCCCTGTTCGCGGAACAAATGGTTTCTTCTGCTTCTTTTCTTGCTGATTATCTTGATCTGGCTCTTTATCTTCTTCCGCTGCCCTATCATTTATTCGTCTATCAGCAAAGGTATTGACATTAACGCCAATAATAGCATAGGCAGCTATCGCATACACCATACAGTCTAAAGCTTCGTTCCTAGCCCGAAACTTCTCATATATTCTTTTTTTAAAGCCTTTGTGGTAACGGGTAACGATTTTTTCCGCTGTAAGTTGCTTAAAATATTCATCATTAAGCTTTTCGTTAAAATGAACATATCCAGGACCATTTTCTTGTATGCGGAGTCGGGCAAATAACAAGTCTTTCCCAGTGTCTACGCCAATACCAAACAACGGACATTTGAGTGAATTAGATTTGGTAGGTCTGCCAGCAATCGGCTTGCCCTCACCACCAATACCTTTAATGGCAAATATTCTGCGCCCCCAGTTCTTTTTACAGAATGCGTATACAGCTTGCGTAAAGTGACCGCCAGAATCGACAGCGGCAGCCCTAACGCCCAAAACTCTATCGTTGTCAGTATAAAACTGCCGATACAGTGCAGTATCTAGGTTTGCCCAAAGCTGCGGCGTAGAAGGGTCGCCATAAAGTATTTCGTGATCCAAGACGTAACTTTCATCATCACGCGCCCAGCCTACGTAAGTTATCTCTAAACGTGAATCCTGCACGTCTACGCCAGCCGTTATTAGCTCTATGTCATCAGGGGCATACGCCATTGGCTCTCTGCGCTCTGCCAGCATCATTTCATCAATGGTTTCGCCTTCATCTTCCCAAAGATTACCTAAATAGGTATTTATCCACACTCTCAACTGCTCTGGATTCTTCTTGACCGCCAGAAAGTCTCTTACACCATCAGATAACGGCGTCCACGGCGAATACAAGCCAGAAATTTTAAAACCAGCGACACCCTTAAAGTCTTTGTGAGCAATCCAGCGCCCGTTGCGTATAGCAAAACGTCTGTCCGAGTCAGTCCAAAGCACGCTGCATTCTTCGCACCTATACCTTGCTGTCTCGGGATCGCTGTCTGTCCATTGCACATTACCCCAAATTAACGTCTGTTCATGGTGGCAATGCTTACAAGGTACGTAATACTCCCTTTGATCTGAGTTTTCATACGCATCTTCGATTCTGCTGGCCCCTTTGTTAGTCGGGGTAGATACCATAATGATTTTACGGTTACAGAATGTAGCCGCACGCTTACGCGCCAACTGAATCGGGTCGCCCTCAGTGCCGGCTGAAGCTGGATAGCGGTCTACTTCGTCACATAAGACAAGTCGAATAGGACGTGATGCCAAACCAGACGGGCTATTAGCGCCAACCATCGTCAAAGCGCCGCCAGCAAAAACCTTGTGCAACGTAGTATTACCGGAGTCTCTTGCACGCGGGTCTTTTACTTTGTTTGCCAAAGCAGGCGTAGACCTCAAAAGACCAGCGGCAACCCTATCTTTACTAAACGCTTGCGCCATATCCAAAGTTGGCTGCAAAACCAGTATCGGGCAAGGGTTATTGTCAATGTGATAACCGACAATGTTTAAGATAGCTTCAGTCTTTCCCAACTGAGCGCCAGCCATAACCACAACTTCGGGTATCTCAGGATCAGAACAGGCGTCCATAATCCCGCGCTGATACTCTGCCCTGCTCGTATACCACCTACCTGGTTCTGAGCTACTTTGAGAGTCCAGCCGTCTTTCTTGGTCTGCCCACTGACTTACGCTTAGTCTTGGCGGGGGTTTTAGCGTCTTCATTGCTTTCTTTAGATGCCCCTTTAGAAACGCCCGTTGCTGAGATTTTAGGGTCATAATTACTAAATTCCTCTAAAGCTTCGTGTACTAAATCTTCTAATATTTTCTGACATACGCCAGCTTCCGTTTCAGCCGCAGTGATCGGTGCCGCTTTAGTCGGTATAGACATAAACTTTGCCTTTGCTGCTGATAACACGTCTTCCCACGCGGTCACAACGTCATCGGCTATCACCAAGTCACCTCTGATCTTGGCTAATTCTAATTCGGCAATCTCTGCTTCAGCGTTTACTTTACGTGTACGCGCCTCATCATAGGTACTTCCAATCTTGACGCCGCCTGTAGATGGCATAACTTTTATTCACCTTTTTGTTGATTGCTATAGATTATACATGTTAGTTTAGTTTTTCACTCCTAAAGTGAGCGCCCAGACCGGTTTTACCCTTTCCGGTTTGGTTTTTGCCCCGAAGTCATCCTTTGGGGTTTTTTTTGCCTGTAATTCAGTGATCGAAAAAATCTATCACAAATTCAATTAGGATCGGAAAATTCTATCGCTAGGCGCAAAGTGCGGCACGCAGCATCA